AGCAGAAGCAGACTGACCGATGCGACTGTCTTGACCACGCTGCTGCTGAGTATGACAGCGGCAGGGTCGCGATCTTCTGGCGGGACCGTAAGCAGGCTGAAATTCGCATGGGGGTGGAATGAGTTTCATCCTACGCGATTACCAGCAGGAAGCTATTGACGCGCTCAATAACCATATATGCACACGCAAAGATAATCCCTGTGTGTGTATCCCGACTGGCGGCGGAAAGAGCGTCATCATAGCTGAGTCGATCCGTCGATGGCAGGCTGAGTACCCTCCATTTCGCTGCTGCGTCTTAGCCCACCGCAAGGAACTCGTTCAGCAGAATAGCGACAAGTTGCGTGCGATCGAACCGGACCTGAGCGTAGGTATTTTCTCGGCTGCGCTGAACCATAGGGACTACGACTCGCCCATTCTCTTCGCGTCGATCGACAGTATCTACAAGCGAGCCGGCGAATTCAAGCCGTTCGATGTTCTCATGGTTGACGAGGCACACCGAATACCACCAAAAGGCGAGGGGAAGTATCGGACGTTCATTGCGGAGTGTCAGAAGTTCAACCCGAATCTCCGCGTCGTCGGCTGGACGGCAACGCCGTTCAGAATGGGTTGTGGACCGATCTGCCACAGTGACCATATCCTGAACCTGATCTGCTACAACGCAGGCATTACCGACTTAATAGAGAAGGGCTTCCTGAGTAGGTTAAGATCGAAGGTAGGGGTGTCTAAGCCTGATTTGACTGACGTGAAGCGGAACAGCGGCGGCGACTACATAACGAAGTCACTGGCTGAGGCAACGAACAAGGTCGAGCTAGTCAAGGGTGCAGTCGCCGAGGCGGTACGGATTCTCAATGAGGAACGCCGACGGTCGATCTTGTTCTTCTGCGTTGATGTGGAACATGGTGAAGCTGTCGAGAAGGAACTGCGATCGCATGGAATCACAGCGCCGCTGGTTACAGGCACGACAAAGCAGCATGATCGAGATTCAATCGCGAAGAGACTACAAAATGGAAAGCTCCGTGCTGTATGCAGCATCAATGTTTTCACAGAAGGATTCGACGCGCCAAATATCGACGGAATCGTACTGCTTCGTCCTACCCTGTCAAAGGGATTGTTCGCACAAATGGTTGGGCGTGGACTCCGGATCGCCACAGGGAAGCAGGACTGTCTTGTCCTTGATTTCGCGGGATGTATCGAGCAACATGGGCCACTCGATCTTCTCGATGGCGGATATGTCGCACTTGCCGTATGCGGAGAGTGTCGCGAGTCGTTTAGCCGAGCTTTGGGGCGCTGTCCACACTGTGGATGGGTCATTCCAAAGCGAGAAGTCGAACGACTCGAATCTGTCGAACGCGAACGTCGAATGCACTCTACGCGAGCAAGTAACAAGTCAATCCTGTCAAACGAGCCTGAGACTCACAAGGTCAACGCTGTGTATGTCAGCCGGCACCGAAAGAGCGGCTCACCTGACTCGGTGTGCGTTCAATATCGCTGCGGAGTGTCGATCTTCCGTGAATGGGTCACGCTAGATCATCCCGACTTCGCCGGCCGTAAGGCCCAATCGTGGTGGGTGAAGCGATTCGGACGACAGCAATCAGCCGTAACTGTTGACGAGGCATTGAGCGATCTCTTCCTAAGTCAGTCGCTACTGGAGTGGACAAAGACAGTCACGGTGAAGCGGAACGGAAAATACTTCGAGGTAGTAGGATACAACGCAGAGGCGAGCTAATGGCGTATATGCACGATCTAGTTGGACATGACGCGGCGAAATTCGTTAGTGCAACGATGCTTGCCTACCTGAAGAGGATGAAGAAATGGCCGCGTTACATCTGCCATGCAGGGTACGAGCCTGGGTGTCCTTGCCGTGTTCTCATATTCATTGCTAGAGCAACGCCGATGAAGCGGAGTCGCATCGCACCGCTCTATCTTTCATGTAGAGAAACGATCGACGCCTTCGAGGAATTTCGCAGCGTAGATGATCTAGTGGAGTGCATCGAGGCAAGGACGCGAAGGGCCATTGGCTCGATAATTGCACTTGGCGTCGAGACACACAAGGAGAACGGAACACGAAAGGCATGATGTGGCTAATCAATTTCTTGAGGCGGCGCTGAAGTACGCGAAACTTGGCTGGAAAGTCTTTCCTTGCATTCCGCGACGGAAGCAACCAATCACACGTCACGGCTGCAAGGACGCGACCGATGACGCGGAACAGATTCGTGCATGGTGGCGAATGCACCCAAGCGCGAACGTCGCCGTAGCAACCGGCGAAGGTTCCGGCGTGTCGGTACTCGACATTGACACGAAAGGCGTGAACGGCTGGGAAACCGTCAACGCGATAATGACGGAGCGCGGCGAGAAGTTGCCAGTGACTATCATGGCCGGCACGCCTACCGGTGGCGCGCACTTGTTCTTCACTGCCAAGGACCACCCAGGATGTAAAGTCGGCTTCAAGCCGTCGCTGGACATTCGCGGAAACGGTGGCTACGTCCTGGTTGCTCCTTCCGTTCATCCAAACGGAAAGGTCTATGAATGGACCCCCGGCTTCTCGCCATGGGAAGCCAAGCCGGTTGCGTTCCCTGAGTATCTTCTGCCGGCCGCAAGAACGGCCCCTGAACCGCAGGTTAAAGGTGAGTGGAATTGCGATTCCCCGAAGTCGCCCAGTACGCCTAGCATCACTGGTAATGATCGTCGAGACAGGGCGATAGCTTACTTGCGAGAGTGTGAGCCTGCGGTTCAGGGGGGTGGTGGTCACGCAAAACTCCTCTGGGCGGCTACTGCCCTGGTCCATGGATTCGAGCTTTCCGATTCCGAAGCCTACGATCTCCTGGCGACCGTCTATAACCCGCTGTGCGATCCACCGTGGAATCTGAGCGACCCCGCCGACGAGAAGGACTTCCGACGCAAGATCGGACAGGCCCGCACAAAACCGCCCAGTAAAGCGAGAGGCTGGCTCCTGGATGACGACATGCCGGTCAATGTAATGACCGACGATCAGGTTCTCGAATTGATTAGTAACTCCAAGGCGAATACACCAACCGAGCCTGACGGCCTGCCGGGGATCGACAGGGACGGCGAGTTAGCGTACCTGTCGAAGCCTGTCGGCGTAATCGGCGAGATATGCTCATGGGTCGAGTCCCAGGCCGATCGCCACCAGCCATGGCTAACAATCGCGTGTGTGCTGTCGATGGCCGGCGCGGTCCTCGGTCGCCGAGTTAAGGCCGGAAAGACACGATCGAATCTCTTCACGATCGGGGTAGCCGCAACGTCGGCCGGCAAGAGTAACCCCATGCGTCAGTGCTGTCGCATCCTGACTGAGGCAGGCTGTGGCGAAATGATCGGCGGTCGCGGTGCGACAAGCGACAGTGCGATAGAGAAGTTATTGTACGAGTCTCCGTCGCTCTTCCTTCCGTGGGATGAGATAGGCTTACTGTTGGCTGGATTCAAGCAAGGCGGACAACACACTGGGGCGATTGTTCCATTCCTAATGTCGATCCACTCTGCGTCGAATAGCGACTACCGAGGGAAGGACCGAGCCATGGAGGAAAGCCGGCTCATTAAGCAGCCGTGTCTTTCCATCTTTGGCTCGACAACTCCAGGTCGATTCACGCAGGCGCTTGATTCAGACGAACTTGACGACGGCTGGGTGGCTCGTTGCTTGATCTTCTCAGTTGACGGCGTACTGCCGCCGCTGTCGAACCACGACGATAAGCCAATACCTGAGCGAATCGTCGAGTGGGTGAAGTTCTGGCGATCACAATGGGACACTCAGCGAGCGCCAGTGGCCTCTGGCGACATAGCAGCGGCAACTGGGCGGCACAACGAAGGTCCGGAAGTCGAGCCATATCCGATCGACGTACCAGTCACGGCCGTAGCGAACCGCATGTTCAGTGACATTGACGAAGAGTTTCGTCGGCGCAGCGAAGAGGAAGACATGCTCGCCGGCATCTGGGGTAAGGCCCAGGAGAACGCTCGCAAGATCGCACTGATTATCGCCTGTGGTAATGACACAGATAATCCGCGCATCGACGAAAATATGGCTGACTACGCATGTCGTATGGTGCGTTTCATCCTTGCCGACTTCGAGCGGTTCATCGCTCCGCGTCTAAATGACAATGCCGTTACTTGTACGAAGCAAAAGGTTGTCAGGATCATAGGGGGCTACGGAGCAAAGGGCGTTAAGAAGGGCGACTTAACAAGGAAGACGCAATTCCTGAGTGGAGATCAAGCGAGAACAGTTTGCCTTCGGGACTTGATTGACGCCGGATTGATCTTTAGTCGCAAGATCAAAGTGGGCGGAAATCAGACATGCGACTATTATTGGACGCCACGGAACTACGCGAAATGGCTGGAGCAAAATGCAAAATGAATCATTCGTCATTGTACTACCGCTTCCACCAGCTATCCTTAATCCGAATTGTGCAATTAGTTCCATTGGTGGAAGGTTCGCTAAGGCCGCCGCATCCAAGAAGCAGCGCCGGCTGGCGTGTGAGGCAGTTCTGGAAGCAAATATCATGTCGATTCCCTGGGGGAGAGTTAAGGTACGTCCTGTATTTGCCTGTAAAACCAAACGTAGGCGTGACACCGACAATGCAATCTCTTCTCTCAAGTCGGCCTACGACGGAATCGTCGATTCAGGACTGATCGAAGACGACACTCCTGAATTCATGGAGAGGGCAGAGCCTGCTTTTGTTGTTGATCGAGAGTACCCACGGCTAGAGCTTCACATTGAAAGAATCAAATGATCTGCGAAAAGTGCAACCGAGAAATCATTACCCAGCCGTGCCTGTTCTGCAATCCGGTCATATCGAGGGAA